CCATAGATGGTGGAGATGAAGTCGAAGTAGCCGCCATCCGCAGCAGCGCCGACCGACATACGATCCATCGCCTCAATCGCGTTGATATGCATCTTGTTGTACTGCACATAGGCGATCTCATTACCATTCTGCAAGAAGGCCATCTTCTCGTTATCGATGTTGATGGAGTACGGAGATTCGTCGCCGTCCTCCTGCTTGCCGATATTGAGGCCGGTCGCATTGAAGCGGAAGTAGGTGCTGGTCTCATGCTTGTAGTCGAGCAGGGCATCCTCCTGCTCCGATACCCGCTGCGAGAGGGTTTCCAGTGATCCAGAGAGTGCTTCATTCGTTTCTGCGAGGCTGTCCTTGGTATCTTGAATATCCGTGGTAAGAGTTCCGGTTACAGTACTGATGGAGATTTCTATCTCATCCGCTTTCTGCGAGAGAATACTCTCTGCATAGGTACGGACGTTTTCAGCAGTATCGTTTATTGTCTCCTCCAGATCCTCCGGAGCTGGTGACCAGTCAGAAGCAGTGTTGCCTCGTTCCAATTTGATATTCCGGTAATACAGATCTCCCTCCCAATCACGAGAATAGATATAGAAGTTCATGCTGAGAGGCTTATGAGCAAAGCGGAAAATATAGGTCACATGTACCCAGCCCTGATTGTTGAAGGGCGGCAGGTTGCTGTTGGCTCCTTTAATCGTACCGCCAACATAGGTAGCACCGAGGAAGGCGTTTTTACCATTATTGTCGTACTGTCCGCTGACGTATAAAGCCACATACGGATTCGTACTCCCGGCCACATAATTCACCAGCTTAATATCTGCACTTACCGTGTAAAGCTGTGTCAAGTTATCGTCCTTGATCTGCGCAAAAATGCTCTGGGAGATATTTTTTGTTGCCGAGAGGACACCTGCAATATGTCCACAGAGCAATCCATCCTCTGTCACGATCTCATGGCCACTGTTACTCCACTTGTCGTAGTCATTCGTGAAGCTGCTATTAAGAAGCAGATTCCGACCGCCAAATTGCATACCGTCAATGCTTTGCTGCGCAGCGACCGCCTTGTTATAAGCTGTCTTGGCTGCCTCATAGGAACTGGAGAGGGACACGTCGCTGTAGGCATAGGTGTTATCCGAGAACACCGTAAGGTCTGTAAAGTACAGGCTGTTGGTGCTCCCGGCAGTATAGGATGGCTCTGTTTTCACCCAGCTTCCTCCGGGAGGATTGGCAGACGGCTTAGCAGGTTTTGCGGCAGTAGAGCTTTGCAGCAGATAGTATCTGGTTGTACTTTTCACATCGCGGATCGAGGCGAGTGTGATTTCTGCTTTTGCTTTTACTGCCATCCTTATCCCTCCAGCTGTGCAATATAGGTCGCCTTATTATCGATATCACCAGAGCCGATGTTCAGTGTCTGGCCGGTTGTGGAAAGCGCCGTAGTGGAGCCGTCCTTGTACCATTTGATGGTTCCAAGCGCTGCAATCGCGGTGGCATCGAGCTCCGCACCGGCTTTATACACATGGGCAGTCAGCGTAGTTGTGATCGCTGTGTTCTTGAAGATCGTGCCGTTGGAGCTGGTGATTGTCATGGTGATCGCATCCGCACCGGCGTTTCCCTGATCACCTTTGGCTCCTTTGATATTGTTCACATACACCCACTTTGCAGCAGCGGCAGCACCGGCGACTGTGCATCGGTAGGTGTTATAGGTGCTGGTGTTGAGGTACATATCGCCGACCTTCGCATTCGTGATGCCGGAGCCGGAAAAGATGGTAGCGGTTGTAGAGGTACCAGTGATTTTCGTACCGGTGTACCAGACCGCGCCTGCACCCGTTGCACCTGTAGCGCCTTTGATGTTTCCGACATACACCCACTTGGCTGCGGAAGCTGCACCCGCGACCGTACACCGGTAGGTGTTCATGGTATCCGTGTTGAGGTACATATCACCGACCTTCGCGGCTGTGATGCCGGAATCAGAGAAGATGGTCGCGGTTGTGGAGGTTCCGGTGATCTTGGTGCCGGAGTACCACTGTGCGCTGCTGCCTGCGGCTCCCGTTGCGCCGGTGAAGGCGATCTGGAAGGTGAAGTACTTGTGGATGATGATGTTGCCGCCATCAAGGGAAACCGGGATATCCACGGTACCGCCAGTCTTGACTGCCGTTGTGACAGAGATGGTCACCGTAGGCTGGGTGGCATCTGTGTCCACGGAGGTCGTCACACCGGTCGGTGCGATGATCTTGCTGTTGTCAACGGCTGCCGGGATCTGGTCTGCGCCGCACATGGCGACAATAGTTGTGGTCGTGCTTCCGGCCTTCGCCGCATTGGTGCTGCCCGGAAAGGTATAAGAGTCGTTTGTCAGGATGACCGAAAAGCCATCGGTCAGGTCGACAAGGCTGATCTGGTCTGAGCTTTTAATTGCCATAATCGTATTCTCCTTTAATCAATAATCAGGTTGCACCGGAAGGTGACCTTTGTATCTACATCGTCGGCTCCGAGGGTGAAGACAAAGCCTCCGTCAGAGAGCCTGCTGTCATCAGCAGAAATGACACCATAGCGGTCTTCATCCATGCGCTGCCATTCCCATTCGAGTCTGGAGCTATTTCCAAAGACGGCCTTCATCTGTTCGGAGGTGTTGATCCGCTGGCTGCCGTAATAGATCGTGACAGTCAGAACTGTGGATACGCCCGTGTTCTTGAAAACAGTCCCACGGCTCGAATCAATCCGAAGGAGCGCAGCGGCTTCTCCGTCAGCTCCGACCGCACCGGAAAGGCAGGTGGGAGACGAGGTCTTCTTGTTGCCGCTGGCGTAGGTCGTGACAGTTTTCTGCCACACGTACATGCCTTCCGTCCACTCCGGTGCCTCAAGGCTCCAGCCCGGATCATCGTCCGCTGGCGGCACGGTTTCCGAGTTGTTTAACGCATAAAAAACGGCCACATCAGTGACCGATCCCTGTACCTCTGTTTTGATTTCCGATATCGTCCGGGAAAACCCTGTCGCAGTTTCCTCAACCTTATTTACCCGGCCAGTGAGAGCCTGCACAGTGGAGCCGTCCGCCTTGCTCTCCAAGGAAGTCTGGACGTCCCCGATCTCTGTCGTGATGCCATCGATGGTCTGCTGCTGGGAGGTGTATTTATCTGAAAGCTCCGTGATGGAGCTGCCCAGCGGCGTGACGGCCTCAGTGATATCGGACTGCCAGACCTTTGACTCGATCTTGCCTTGGACTTCCTTAAACTCTGTCTGCAGGGTCTGTGTCGCCTCGGCGTTGTCACCGATCTGCTTGGTCATGGTTTTATAGTTCGCTTCGAGCGTTGTATCGTCCATGACCACATGGGAGGCATCCACAGAAAGGGTGCCATCATCGGTCAGTTCCTTTGCGACGGACTTGATGTTCAGCTTGCTGCCGTCAATCGCGGCATCCTGCGCCACCATGCTGTCGACGATCAGGCCGTCCGGCACACCGGCAGCGGTGATTCCATCCGGAGACCAGATGAGCTTCCCGGCAGCGTCCCACAGATAGTAGGAGAAGTTCCCGGAGGCGTCTTTTCCGATCTGCACCCGGACAGTGCCGTTTTGATCCTTGATCTGCATGGTTGCGCCGTCGATGGAAAGCGCACCGTCCTTGGAGCCGATCTTGATAAAGTCGGTATAGATCATCGCGGCTGTGACATTCCCGGCCATGAGGTCATCCATTACCGCCTGTGCGATTGTGGCATCCTCGATCACGATGTTGTCGCCGGTCAGGTGGATCGCCTGCAGCGTACCCACACCGGCATTGCCTGCGAGGAGGTTTTCGATGTTGCCGGTTGCCGCCTTCAGGTTTTTGACATCTGCATTGGTAGCGTTCAGGTCTTCGATTCCGGCCTTCTGCGCCACGAGCCTTCCAATCTCAGCGTCCGCAGCCTCCAGATCCTGAATCTTGGCTGTGGTTGCATTCAGATCTGCCACGTCCGCTTTCTGGGCGATCAGGCTGTCGACCTCGGCCAGCTCCGTGTGCAGGGCACCGATATCGGCGTTGGTCGCCTGCAGCTTGTCCGTCACCACGTGCTTAAAGGCGGTAAAGTTCTCTGAGAGGGAGGTCAGCACCGCCGCTGTGCCTCGGCTCATAGAGGAGGCCAGCGTTACCTTGGTCGCGCCAAGGGTGAGGCGGCTGTTTTGCGGCTGCTGGATATCCAGTTCAATCCGGAGCACCATCATTTCTTCGTCAATCCCGTGCGGCTCCGACACTACCCGGATATGGTCGCCGACCTTGCAGCGTTCAATGTCCACATCCAGAAGGTGCAGGTCGATGGCCGTGATCGTGATGCTGGGGATCAGGAGCTTCTGGCGGCTTAGGACTTCCTTACCTTTTCTGAGGAGGTTCTCCGGAAGCGTCACATCGTCATACTCGACGGTCTTTACGATCCTGCCGTAGAGGGCGATGGCATCCGGATCTTCAAGATAGTCCCTGCCGCCATTCACCGATTTGATAGTGAGGCGCTCGTCGGTTTCTTCATCCCTCTTGCCAAGGGGAATAATGACCGTAGCCAGATCCTCGCAGGAGACCTCCTGAATCAGGTCGAGGATGTTCTCTCCGAAACGGATCACCTGAGAGTTGACGTTTTCATAGTCCTCAATGTAGTCGATGATCCGTTTCCCGTTTTCATGCCGAATGCGGATATAACCGCCCAGCCGCTTGATGAGTCGATCCTCGATGGTTGACCATGTGCTTTCATAGGTGCTGTATCGGTAAAGGCTGTCATTGGGATCAACGACCGTCACAGTACCGACCACAAAGCGTTTCCTGTCGTCCACATCCGCGTTGTGCTTGGCGATCAGGTCAGTGAAATAGTCCTTCACGCTGATGTCATGGTATTCGTGGTAGCGCTGGATGCTGTCCAGCAGATAGGAAAGCTCGCCCTCGCATTCAATGGTGCGGTTGCCGTCAAAGTCAGTATCGTCGGAAAGGACGCGCCCGGAGTAGAGCCAGTCCTTATCCTGACAGAGGGTCAGTTCCGAATACATCTTCTGGACGGAGCCGATCAGCGGATGCGTGGCCGGAATGGTAAAGCGGAGTGTCCCTGTCTTATTGACCTCCAGATCACACTTGATCCCGGTCAGGGCATATTCCGGCAGCCGGGGATCATAAAATAGTTCGCCGTCCAGATAGATTCGGTACATTTATAGACACCCCTTCCTGTAATAAAATGTCGCGCTCCTTGCACCGGTGATAGAGATGCGGTTGTCTCCCTCATGCAGCACAAAGCCCGGAACAGGCTGCCTTCCGGCCTTGAGGGTGAAAATGTCGTCGCCATGCATCAGGGTGCAGGCGGTGGGGACATCCACCTCCGGGGAGACCGGCATGCGTGCATTTGGCAGGATGCCGTCAAAGGCAGTTGTTGATCCGGAGAGCGTGATTTCTGTCTGTTCATTTTCATAGCGGAAGGGCTCGGCATCCACGGTGATCGTGAGCTGACCGGCATTCCGCAGTCGGTGCGGATCAGAGACCGCAGCGCGACCGACATAGTAATGGCCGGTGTCATCGTCGAATACAACGGTGACGTTCCGGCCATGATACTTGTTAAAGATATGCAGGCAGGTTGTCTGCCAGCGTTCAATGTTTGTCTCCGCAGCCAGCACCAGCTTAAGCTCACGGTTCCCGTAGGAGACATCGCCCGTCAGGACTTCGGAGAGGTCAAGCCTTCCGTTTCTGCCGGGTACCGCAAGAAGGGTGGTGTTTGGCTCCGGCATGCTGATCACATCGCTGTTGGTGATCGCGGCACCGAAGTCCCGGAGCGTATGCTCATCGTTTATCAGTGCGCCAGTAAAAATGGAATCGCTCATCGGTTGCCGCGTCCTCCTCTCATAGAATATTTCGCAAGGCCGGAGTCAATCGCCGGGAGGAGGTGTCCCACCAGCGTGCCGTCCTCAAGGTAGATGCCTTTGCTGCTGTTGTCTGCAATGATTGCCAGATACCGTTCCATCCCGGCCATGTTGAGGCGCTCATCCAGCATCTGGGTAAGCTGCGTATAAAAGCCCTTCAAAGGAAGGATGGCTTCCGCACCTGCCTCGCCTCCAGCCATAAGACTGGAGCCATTCATGCCAAAGAGCGTCGGGCTCGTCATGATACCGCCTTTCTTGTACCAGTCAATCGAGAAATGCGGTACAGAGGGCGGAGTCAGGGAAAAGTGACCGCTGATATGCACATGCGGCAGCTTTAAGTGTGGCAGGCTCCAAGAGAAATTGAAGAACGACCTGATCCGGTCGATCATGCTCTTTACGGTATCCTTGGCCTTGGTGATCGGGTTGGTGATAGCCGTTTTGATGTTGTTCCAGACCGAGGTCGCAGTGCTCTTGATGCTGTTGAAAATGGAGCTCACGGAGGACTTCAGGCCATTGAAGGCGCTGGTCACCGTGCTCTTTATGCCGTTTACCACAGAGGACACTGTGCCCTTGATGGAATTCCAGATGGAGCTCACGGTAGACTTGATGCTGTTCATCACAGAGGAGACCGTACCTTTGATGGCATTCCATACATTGGTGACGGTGGTCTTGATCGCATTTACAACTGTGGTCACGACCTGCTTGATCGCGTTCCATACTGTGGTGAATACCTGCTTGATGGCATTCAGCACCGTGGTGAGGAAGGTTTTGATGGCATTCCACACTGTCTGGATCGTGGTCTTGATGGCGTTCACGACCGTGGATACAAGGGTTTTGATCGCCGTCCATGCCGTGGTGAAGGCGGTTTTCAGGGTGTTCAGGATTGGCGTCAGGAAGGCAACGATGGCATTCCATACCGTCTCGATTACCGTCTTGATTGCGTCAATCGCCGTGGATACGACTTCCTTGATTTTCTCCCACGCGGCAGTAATCACACCGCCGAAGTTCTCCCAGATAAAGCGCCACGGGATCGTCAGGATATTGAAGGCTGCCGTCAAGAGCTCTTTGATAAACAGGATCGCCACCTGCACGACGCTTTTGATCGTTTCCCATACCGTGGTCACGACACCGGAGATGGCATTCCAGATGGTGGACATGGTGGTCTGGATCGCGGCCATCGCACCGGTTACCACAGACTTTATGCCTTCCCAGATGCCGACGAAGAAATTCTTAATGCCGGTCAGGACGCCCGTAATGAAGGTAGTGATGCCGTTCCAGATGCCCTCGAAGAAGGACTTGATCCCAGACCAGACCTCGCTCCAGCTCGTGCCAAACCAGCCAAGGAAGGTATCCAGCAGACCTTTCAATGTTTCCAGAACTGCGGACAGCACACCCTTGATGCCTTCCCAGATGGAGGAGAAGATCTCCTTTACACCAGTCCACGCCTGATCCCAGTTGCCGGTGAAGATCCCGATGAACACGTCGAGGAGTCCTGTGATGACACCCAGAACAGTCTCCAGCACGGAGGCGATTACCTTAAAGGCACCCTCGAACACCGGAGCCAGAAGAGCACAGAAGCCGTTCCAAGTTTTCTTGATGGTCTCGACGATGTCACCGAAGTCAATGCCGAGGGCAGAAAGCCGCTCCCGTATGCCTTCGACAAAATTCGACACGGCCTCCTTGATCCGCTGCCAAGTGCCAAGGATCGCTTCCCGGAACTTATCGTTCGTTTTCCAGAGATGCACAAAGGCTGCCACGAGGACGGCGATGACAGCAACGACTGCCAGCACCGGTGCAGAGATGCCGCCAAGGGCAGCACCCAGCTTCCCCATGATGCCGGTTCCGGCGCTCATGGCCGTTTTCATTTTGCCAACCGCACCAGCCAGCTTCACAAAGCCCTGCATGGCAACACCAATCTTGGAGATGGTGGTGCCGATGATCACAAGTAGCGGTGCAATCGCAGCGACTAAGAGCGCGATCCGGATGATGACCTTCCGCTGGCTGTCGTCCATGCCGTTCAGCTTATCGACGAAAGCCTGAATCTTACTGACGATGTTCCGGATGGCTGGCATCAAAAGGTCGCCGAATGAAATGGCGAGCTCCTCCAGCTGGGACTTTAAGATGGTCAGCTGCCCGGAGAGGTTGTCCTGCATGATTTCGGCCATCTCCTCAGAGGTGCTGTTGCAGTTATCAATCGCGCCTTCCAGCTTGGCAATGTCTGCTGGGGCTGCATTCATCAGGGCAAGGAAGCCGGACATGGCGTTCTTGCCGACCAGCGTTTCTGCTGCCTGCGCTTTTTCGGACTCGGTCATCTGACCGAAGGCTACACGGCAATCAGCAAGGATATCATTTAAGTCACGCATGGAGCCATCAGCGTTTGCCGTCTGGATGGTCATGTCTCCGAAGGCTGCACCGGAGAGCTTCAGCTCGCCCTGTAGCTTTGTCATGATGGTACGGAGTGCGGTACCTGCCTGAGAGCCCTTGATACCACTGTTGGCCATAAGGCCGATGGCCTGCGCCGTATCCTCCGCAGAGTAGCCCATCGCACCGGCGATAGGGGCACAATACTTGAAGGTCTCGCCCATCATGGAGACGTTCGTATTGGCATTGGAGCTTGCCGCCGCCAGAATATCAGCAAAATGCCCTGAGTCCTTGGCAGAAAGGCCGAAGGCGGTCAGGGCGTCTGTTACGATATCGGATGTGGTAGCGAGGTCTTCACCGGAGGCTGCGGCAAGATTCATGATGCCTTCGATGCCGTCCAGCATGTCCTCGGTTTTCCAGCCTGCCATCGCCATGTAGTTCATGGCCTCAGCTGCCTCGGAAGCAGAAAACTTGGTCTTTGATCCCATTTCACGCGCCTTAGCACGGAGCTTATCAAAGTCCTCACCGGTAGCACCGGAAACTGCCGCCACCTGACTCATGGCCGTATCGAAGTCCGCTGCCGTCTTTACGGCTGCAGTCCCGACTCCGCCAATGGCCAGTGTGACCGGCATCATCTTCTTACCGGCACCGGCGATACTGTTGCCGACGGTCTCCATCTTCTGGCCGACCGCATCGATCTTGGAGAGGGTGGAGTTTGCCTTTTCCGCTTCCTGCTGCAGGCGCTGCAGCTCCTGTTCGGTTTCGACGATCTCACGCTGCAGGGCGTCGTACTTGTCCTGACCGAGGTCGCCGTTTTCCAGCTGCTGCTTGGCCTGCTCCTGTGCCTGCTTTAGGGAGTCGAGCTTTTCCTTTGTTGCACCGATGGCGTCCTTTAGGAGCTTTTGCTTCTGGGAGAGAAGCTCGGTATTTTTCGGGTCGAGCTTCAGGAGGCGGTTGACGTCCTTAAGCGAGCTCTGTGTAGTTTTGATGCTGGAATTGACTGACTTTAACGCTTTGTCAAGACCAGTAGTATCGCCGCCGATCTCGACAGTGATGCCCTTGATGCGGTTCGCCATAGGATGCGCCTCCTTTCCTTAAAATTTGTCGAAATCCTCCTGCGTTGCGATCTTGGAGTAGGTAGCACCGTCGTTTCCTTTTTCTGTCCACATGTCCAGCACGAGGCCGATGGTCAGAAGGTCAAGGTCGCGGATGCTGATCCCGATCTCCACGCAGCGCAGGAGGAATAACGGCGTCGTCATTTCCCGGCTACTCGGTTTAAGTTTTTTTTAGCGTTCACGTCCGTGATCAGGTTG